TGCTTAACCGCATTAAATCATTTTTTGCACGTCACGAAGGCAACCAAACAATTGCGGACCGCTATAAGGACACACCATGGCGCGACAATGGTTTTGTTTCCTGGAATCTTTGGGGTGGAACTGCAATGCGTGATTGGGTAAATAAAAAACTGAACCAAATAAACGATTAGTTTGGCAATAGACAAAGACAAATGGCAATCGGCGTTCGAAAAGCAATTGGACATTGCCGAAAAAAAACAAATCGCCATTGTAAAGCGTTTGTATAAACGTGAATACAACAAAGGCATTGAATCGTTTATTGCAGACGGTCAAACAAATTTCCAACTATTATTTGACGACAAAGATTTATTAAAAATTTATCGTGATTTATATACAGATATTGGAATGCGGTTTGCTAAATGGTACGTCAATAATATAAATATATTTATAAAAAAAGCCGTTGACACATCAGCGGTTGACGATATATGGCGCGATGCATTTGGCGCGTTTGGTTCAGCAATGGGCGCGGAACGTGTTACATTAGTTAGCGGAACGGCTCGAAAAACTTTAATAGATATAACACAAAGGTTGATGCGTGATCCGGAGTTTATGACATTGGGCGCGGTTGAACGTGGCCGAATATTACGAAACCAATTCAATAAGTATTCACAATGGCAATCCGAACGTTTGGTTCGTACTGAAGCGACGGCGGCGGCTAATTTTGCACAAACGCAAGCCGCACAATCTATTTTCCCGCCGGAACAATTACAAAAAGAATGGATAGCAAGTTTTGACGATAGGGTTCGCGATACACATTCAGAAGCCGGAAGCGAAAATCCAATTCCGGCAAATGATGCTTTTATTGTTGGCGGTCAACCAATGATGTTTCCAGGCGATCCAATGGGCGGTGCTGCGGAATGTATCAATTGCCGTTGTTCTGTTGCATATTTCCCAATTGAAGGTGCGCAAACTGTTGGTGATATTTCAACCATTGGTTTTGGTGTTGCCGGTGGCGGATTTAATAATTTTTAAAAATCGTATATTTACAAAAATTTTTCAATATGAATACAATTCTTTACAAAGCGGCGCCGGTTGGTGAATTAATCGACGCGGACGAAAAGGCCGGAATTATAAAAGGTTACGGGAGTTATTTCGGAAATAAAGATTCCGACAATGACGTTATTATGAAAGGCGCGTACAAAAAGACTATTGCCGAAAACGGTGAACGCGTCAAGTATTTATATCAGCACGATATGAACCAACCAATTGGCAAAATGACTGAATTATATGAAGACGAAAAAGGTTTGGTATTCGTGGCGGAAATTGCTAAAACACAATTAGGAAAAGACGTTGTCGAGTTAATGAAGTCCGGTGTAATTACCGAAAATTCAGTTGGTATTATGCCAATGCAAAAAAACAATAAAGGCGATTACAGAGAAATTACAGAAGTTAAACTGTACGAAATAAGCGCCGTAACATTAGCAGCAAACGACCAAGCCAAAATATTAGACGTAAAAGGTAATATCGACGTTGATAAACTTTCAAAGCGTTACGACAACCTAACAAAATTAATTCGCAAAGGCGAAATATCGGACGAAATGGGATTTGCCATTGAAGCCGAAATACAAAAACTAAAATCATTATTTATTGAGTTCACGAAGCCGGTTGATGAAATCACTTCGCCGAATGTTGAGGTAAAAAACAATGATTCTGAAGTGTTCAATTATTTAATAAATTCCTTAAAAAAATAAAAATGGAAGAAAATTTAAAAAACCAATTGGATCAATTCAATACTGCTATTGATTCAAAAATCGAAAAGTCTAACAACGAAGTTGTTGAAAACGTTGTTGTTAAGGCAAACGAAATCGTTAAGTCTGAAGTTTCAGAAATGGCGACAAAATTAAACGAGAGATTAGACGCGATTGAAGTATCTAACAAAAAAATGTTCAGCGCTAAAAAAAGAATGACATTCAAAGGCGCTTTAAACGAAGCTTTTGAAGGTGGTGCAATTGAAAGCCTTGCAAAAGGAAATTCAAGAAGCGCATCTTTTGAAATCAAAGCGGACATGACTGTTGGTGCTGATTTCACCGGTGAAGTAATTCCGGCGGACAGAGTTCCAGGTTACAAGTTTGATCCAACAAGACCGACGCACATTCGTCAGTTATTGGCACAAGGTTCAACACAAAGTGATGTTGTTCGTTTCGTAAAAGAAAGCGGGTATTCAAACGGTGCTGCGGCAACGGCTCAAGGTGCAACATTGACGCAATCAGATTTCGACATGACGGCGGCAGACGCTAACGTTAGAAAAATCGGAACATATTTCCGTATTTCTGAAGAAATGTTGGCAGACACACCACAATTGACTTCTTACCTTTCAGCGCGTGCGCCAGAAAAACTTTTAGAAGTTGAGGACACACAAATTTTAAGTGGAACGGGTACGGGCGCACAATTAAGCGGAATCATTACTGATGCAACTGCATTCGCTGCGGGTGATTTAGCTGATTCAGTTGACGAAGCTAACCAATTTGACGCTATTGTTGCAGCGCTTAACCAATTGGCAAACGCTAATTACAACGCTGATTGTATTTTGTTAAACCCGTCAGATTTTCACAAAATCCTTTTATTAAAAGATTCGCAAAATAACTACCTTAAAGACCAAGTTTACAACGGCCTTCAACCGGTATTTATGGGCGTTAAAGTTGTTTTAAATACTGCTATTGCTGCCGGTTCATTCTTAATCGGAAATTTTGGCGTTGGAACACAACTTTGGGTTCGTGATGGAATTAACGTTGAGTTTTTCAGAGAGGACGGAACAAACGTTCGTGACGGATTCGTTACTGTAAGAGTAAGCGAGAGAGTAGCTTTAACAAACTATTTACCAAATGCGTTTGTAAAGGGAACTTTTGCCGCTGCAATTGCTGATCTCGAAACACCATAATAAAGGTTTAACCAACCAATTTAAGGGCCTGGAATTAATTTCCGGGCCTTTTTTTATGCTTTATTTTTAGGCGCCCAACAGATAAGAATGTAAAAAAAACAAAAAAAACTTTAAAAAAAAACTGAAAATATTTTTTTAATTCTAAAATGTGTTATATATTTGTACTGTAAGAAACAAACAAACCATTAAAATTAAACATTATGAAAACTATTATTTTAAACAACGGAAAAGCATTTAACAAAAACTTCAACATTGGTGGATTTATTATTCCACAATTCGGCGACATTAAAGACGGATTAAGATTTGATAATTCTAATGACGCTAAAAATATTTTAAATACTATCCCGTTAAACATTGCAAACGATTGTATTATTGCAAAGGATATTTGGAACATATAAAAACATTAACCGGCCCGTTTCGGCGGGCCATAATTTTAGACAAATGAAAACAAAAACCGGATTAACTATCATTCACGACGGCAACCGCGTCAACGTGTACACACAAAACGAAATGCGAAAGCATAACGACAAAAACAATTTTGAAACTTGGTTTACAAGCGTTTTAAACGCCTTAAATTTAAAAAGATGAGCAATACACCTAAACACTACGAAAACGGTCTTAAACACGACCTTATTGACGTTATTGCGTCTTATGACCTAAACTTTAACCGCGGAAACGTTTTAAAATACGTTGTACGCGCCGGACGAAAGGACAATGAAATTCAAGATTTGGAAAAGGCGTTGGATTATTTAGAACGCGAAATATATCATTTAACAAATAAAATAGACATCAAAAATTTTTAATTATGTGGGGATTAAACTATATACCGGGCGATGAACCCGAATTCGAATGCGCCGTTTGTGGTGTACCAATGTTTGAGGACGCGGGATTGTGTTCTTACGATTGTTATTTAGCTGATCAAATGTAATATTATGAAAAAGAAATTTATTAAGTTTTTTTTAACATTATTTTTATGGTTTTTTGCCATTAGACAAATAATGATATTCAACGAATTGCCAACGGCTTTATTCTTATTTTTTGTAGGGGTATGCGTATCTATGGCAGACGACAACTAAATGTCATAATTTAGTTTTTATTGGTTTGTAGTAAAAGCCGGTCATTAATTTGGTCGGCTTTTTTTTATAACTTTACGCTATGAATCCAAACGTTTTTGGTTGTTATGCTGAATATTTATTTGCCACAAAGGCGATGGAAAACGGTTTTTTGGTTTCATTCCCTTTGCTGCATACTTCAATATATGATTGCATTGTTGATTCGCCTAATGGTTTATTTAAAGTACAGATAAAAGCTATAAACGAATACAACAGAACACGAAACCGAATAAATTTAGTTGACCATAAAAAAAACGGTTACAAAAAAAAGGACGTGGATTTTTTCGCGGTCTATTCAGCCGAACGCCAGGGTTTTTTTATTTTTAAAAATGACGGCAAAATTCAATCATTTACGGTTGGTTTAGAAAAATATTCAAAATATTTTAATAACTTTGCAGCAATGTAAGTTTTTCATTATTGTTTTCATTCTTCTGAAAAGGCGTCACAAATTCATGTGGCGCTTTTTTTTTATCTTTACAAAAAATTATAGGTTATGCAATTAAAAATCAAACAATCAATTTTAAGAGGTGGCAAACGTTACGGTGAAGGCGACAAAATAGATTTGCCGGATCACATCGCAAAAAATTGGATTGCCAAAGGTTTAGCGTCTAAAATAGGCAAAAAGCAAAGCAAAGAAAAAATCGAAACCAAAGAATTAAAGGTTGAATATATTGAAATAAAAGACGATGCGACAAATAAAGATTAATTCCACAACCGGAAATGAATTGTTAACGGCTCAAAACGTAAAGGATTACGT